GAATAGAACTTCGACATCGGTGGTGAAATTTTAATGGCAACAAGTGACAGTTACAGCAACTTCAGCGTTTTTCTAGAACTGCAAAGAAGGAACGAGATAGGCGGAGACAGAGCAGTGAATAGAATACCACTGTTCGTGACGGAGATAGGAATCAACACAAGCAAGACAGTTCCCACTCTACCAGTTCCCTTTGCTTCTATGGCAACCGGAAAGTCAGAGACTCTTGCCTTTGATATGGGTATATCAAACAAGGCGATAAGCCTCACAGGAACACTCCTGAATCAAAGGATATCCAAGGACACAGGGGAGGGAAGTGCATCTGCTAAAGAGAGGATACTAACTCCATTTGAGATGGCTCAACTGATACATTCCTATGTTGATAGCAGTGCAGCACAAGATGACCAGTCGATGAACAAACTTATCATTCTGATGCCTAGCAGAATCGATACCAACTTTGAGTACCATGAAAGCCACAACCCCGGTAGTGGAGTAATAGGAACAGAGACCAAAGATATGTCAGACTTACCACTCATTCCATTTACCTATGAGAATAGGAGATACGATGAGAGATTCAAAAGAGCAGCAAACGATTTCATAGACTCGACAACAGGAGTTTCAGATTTGATTGACATCTCTCCCCTCTCAGCATTCTCAGATGTTTCAGATGTGGATGAGATAACAGGAATGTCAGGATTCATACGCTCCTTCAACACCACCTTCGCAGGTGAGCAAGCAAACGCTGTACCTTTCACCTTGGAGTTTGAGGTTGCTAAGGTTCTAGCAGAAAACCCAATCAACAACATGTAGGTGAATGAATGGCAACAACAGCACATGTAGGAGATACAAGAGCATTGATATTTCCTGTGATGTGCGATGGACATCTGAAGATAGAGTATGATGACTACAACAGCAACGACTTGACTGGAAGCAATACGATAGACGAATCAAGACATCCTCTATGGGATTACGGAGGGCCGTTCAGCATCGAAGCGATAGTCACACCCTATGATGTGAATGGTCTTGGACACAGAACATCAGGACAAGGAAGGCTCGATAGCACAAAGACTCCTCCTAGTCCAAACCTATCACTAGACGACCAAGCAGATGCAACTTCCAATTATGAGAGTGTGTCTTATTTTGGTGCAGGGAGAAACTCACATAAGATGATGATATTCTGCAACGATTATCTGAAGTTCTACTTGCAGAACACCACATCCTCCAACTTCAATCAGCCAGCAGAGTACAAGTTGGTTGTAGAACTAACAGACTCCATCGGTACTCCGATAAGCCACACGGTTGCTAGTGAGCCAGTATTCGTATCTAAGAAATCACTGACTGGATACTATGACCCTAATGGCCTTTACAGTGGCATAACAACAGACAAGACGAAAATAACCAGTAGTGCAACAGGTTCTCTTCCAACAGCAACAACACAAGTCACAGGTAACTTGGCTAGTTTCACAAACACTGCTGAAGTACAGGGTACTGCCACATTCACTGTGGATGCTGTTCCCGGTTCTTCCCATCTAGACGTTGCTGGAACGAGTGGTACTAGTGCAACGGGGTCAATAATATTCGGTAGTGGTTGGAGTCCTACTCCTATAACAGCGAGTACGGCTGCTAGTAACAACAATGCCATCATTCTCAGAAACAGGCAAACAGGCTCAGGTACTAGTTCCAATAAGACATTCAGGTTCTTTTATACAGATAATTCTAGTTCAGGTGGCTGGCCTAGTGACATGCAGGGAAGTGGTGCTAGAGCCTTAACGCTCACTGAAGCAATAGATGCTGGTGCTGATGGGGATGTGCTTGTTACAGGGTTGGGATACGTTCAAGACAATAGCAATGTCGATGTGTTCGTTCCTCAGAGCGGTAATGCTGGTGGCTCTAACACAAGTGATGCTCATTTTAGATTCATGTTAACTACTGCAATCAATTCTCAAAATGGTAGTGGAAGCAACCCAAGTTCAGGATTGGATATTACTGCTACAACACCCAGCACTAGTGGAACGACAGGAACTATTTCATTAACACAGGATGCCACTGGAACAGCAGGAAACCACAGTACCACGCCTAACACTGGCCCTGTTATTGGTTCAACAATTGCGAATAGCAGTAAACTAACTGCTAGTACCTTCTCAGGAGGTACGAACGCTACGAGTGCTAGTAATGTAGACTACTACATGACAGTCAGATTACGAAACTCAAATGGCACTTTAACGGCTGCTAAATACTTCAAGTTCTTTAGTGGTAGTTTTACAAATGGAGCATTGGATACTAACAGCACAACAAGCGTTAGTCCTGTTCACAAAGTTCTGATAGGAGGTAATACAAGTGTCACTGCTGGTTATCTAGCAGGAGCAATCAATGCTGCATTCACAGGAACTGGCTTTGGGGGAACTGAGGCAGCAGCCAGTAGTAATGTAGTTACGGTTACTTCACCTAGCGGAGCAACTCAATCAAGTCAAACATTAGCAAGAGTAAGTGGCTATTCTAGTATTATCACAGTAAGTGGCAGTCAATTCTCCAACTATTCTGCCGCAAGCACACCAACCGCATTCATCACGCTAGAGGACAGTGCTGGTCTCGTCAAGAAGTACAAACCAACCAAGGGAGATAACAGTGAGACCAATGGTTCTACTACAACAGAAGGAAGCAATGATGTTGTCTTCTTTACAAACGTAGTGGGAAATACACAAACGACTGCTGATAATCTAAGAACAGTTATCGCAGGGTCTTCAGGTCACAATGGTTCTCTGACGGTGACTAGAAGTGGCAGTACACTAACCATCGTGGCAGCATCAGCAGGAGACCAAGCAATCAGCAATACAGGCATAAGTTCAGGATTGACAATAGTAGCATTCAGCACTAACTCCAATGATATCAATGTAGGGTCAGGTGAAGCAGATGGAATAGGTGCTGGTAATGAGATATACAACAATGTCGGGACACTCATAGGAACTGTTTCTTCAGTAAGCGGAAACACGATTACACTTGCATCTGCTCCTGCTACAACAGTCACAGGAACGATATACAGAGACCAACAGAAGGAGGCTCTGTATTTGGAGCAACCAAGTAAGGTTGGCATGTCCTTTGATGGGAATACCATCACCTTGTATCTGAATAATCAACCAGTGAAGAGAGCAAAGGTAAACATCGGTAAGTTCAGATTGGATACAAGTCCGGGTGACTGCTTCATAGGACAGAATGGAACTCTATCTGCTACTGCTAGAAAGGCCACTCAATTCATGGGAGAACTCTATGAGATTGCATTTCACAAGTCTGCTACTCCTTGTCCTACCATCACTACTCTGACTCCTAATTACAGTGATACTCTGTTCTACTACTCCTTTGGTGATTGAGATGGCAAAGACAAATGGAACTATTCTCTATCCCTTGAAATCAGGAGTTAACGAGGATGATGCCAACGAAGCCTACGCCAGTATGACTACTGAGTTCTCTACTGGAAAGGCATTCAAGGATGTATCAGTCAATCCTGTTTTGAAAGCAACATATGTAGAGTCTGAGACTAGCGGAACAGGAACGGCTATAACTGATGTAATTGCATCTGTCATATTCACCGAGATTAGAAAGGGGTCTCATGGTGGCTCTATATCAAATGACAAGGCTGACCAAATAGGAAATAGGCTTCTCCCTAAGAACAAGACCATCGCTAATTATGCTACGACCAAGGAGACAACCCCTCCTTTCAAGATAAAGGCATTCGATACTAGTGTTAGCACAGGCGAGACAAATAGAAAGTTTGTATATGCAGATACATCATTAGGTGCATCTGTCATTGACTACCCTGCTACTGATGTTGTGGCATTGGACATAGAGAACTATGATTACTTTGTTCTCCTAAACCCTGAGATATACGATTCTTCCACACAATCAGATACTGCAAGACCGCATTTCGCTAAGATAACTAGAATATCAACATTTGATGAGGTTGGTGACGGTTTGGAGTTTAGCCCTAAGTATCATGCACCAGTTCCAAAGGGAACTAACTTTGAGATATTCAAAGGGCCAGCGAAGACAGATACCGATGTCATGGCTGTGAGTTATGGGCTTCGTGGTGATAATCAGGCTTCGACAGACAACTATGATGTGCTAAACAGAGTCGATAGACCAACGTTCTACTTCTACAATGACAGGTTGGAGCAGGATGACCAGTTGGACTACATGGAGAAATACACCGTCACTAGATTGAGATGGTGGGATTACAATCATGGGGCTGGAAACCAAAATCAAGTAGGATTCCTGAATACAAGTAATGCTTACTCAGCGTTTGAAGAAGGAAGTTCATCAAAGAAACTATTCGTTAGCACTGGCAGTTATTCCACTTTTATGAATACAGTCTTTCAAGGAATGTCATTGTTCGATGATGCCACAGATGATTTTGTAGGAAATGTAAAAACAATCAATACTAGTGATAACTCTATTGAACTGGATTTCTCTAGGCAAGCATCGTCATCTACATGGAATGCTAGTGGAGGAGGATTTATTCTTCGTTATGGTAAAGGAATACAGAATATAGTATTCCGAACAGAAGCAAAGCAAAAGGGAGTGATATCTAATATCGGTAGAAGGAAACTAGATGCGACTCTTGTGGATAATCTAAGGACAACTGATGATGGTGATGGCAACTTTAATCCCATCCTTTGGCATAAGGCATTCCCAAACATGAAGAGACATACCTCTGATAGTACATCAGCAACATCATCGACTCTTGACGGTAATCGCACTGGCCCTTCACGATACATAACAGCAGACCCTAGACCCCGCAGGAATGATGTGATTCCACTTACTACTGATGTCATCGTCAACAGTCCTCAGAATAAGATGAGCAAGATGTTCAAGACTATGGCTATGAATAACTCAGGTATGTTGCCTTTCAAGATAAGACAGGGGCAGACATTGAAGGCAATGAAAACGGCTTTCAGTGACAAGGTATCATTCAAGCCTCTTCCATTTAAGGCATCCAAGGTAGATGGTGCGAATGAGATTCGATTCACAGATATGTTAGATACGCACGATTACGCCCTCTCTACGAAACTCGCTAGTGATTCTATCATCAAGGTAGATGGCTACTATTATGTGATAAATGCAATACAAAGCAAGTCTTCAGGAACACAAGATGTCACAGTGAAAGC